TGCTCAAGCTTCTCTCCCACAGTGCTCACGCCGCGCTTCTTTGCCTTCCGGCTGTCTATGATTTCCTTGACAACGATGGAAAACGCCGAACTTCCAAGAACCGCGACCAAAACGGTCATTGCATCACTCATATCTCTTTCTCCCATGCGTCCTCATGTCCTTCTTCTTCCTCAGATCTGCAAATACTCGGGAGGGTGCAGCCATTTCAGCGGGAAAAACCATGCCTTTGCATCCTTCCGGTAAAAAGACCACCATGCAAGCTTTGAAAAATTACACATCTTCTTTCTCCTTTCTCTGCATCGCCTCTTTTTCTGCCGATACGATTGCTGGGTTATTTTTCCGATACCGCGCGCCCTCACAATACCAGTATTTCCAGTCCTCTTTGACTGCGTACCGCGTATCTCCGTTTAAAAACGTGAGCTTCACGCGGCGCTTGACCTTCTTCTTTGCATCGTCCATGCTGTTCCTCCTTTCTTCGTTTTATTTTCCTATGACATTGCTGTAATGCTCAAAAAGCACGTTTGTCGGCATGGTTCTGAGAATATTTTTCCAGTATCGGTTCTGCATTCCATCCTTCACGAAACTGGAAAGGCTTTCTGTGCTGCCTTTTCCGCTTTCATAAAACGAGTAAAGCTTTGTGAGCATTTTCTGCCGCCATTCCCCTTCCGGCGTGTTCTCGCGGAAATGCTCCCATGCGTTTTCGCTCGTCACCGCGCAGATCAGCCGTCCGTCCTTCGTCCGAAGAAACCGCCCGTCCGCATAAACGACCGTTCCGAACGGCAGATTGAAGCTTCCGTCAATGCCCTTCCCCTTGAACCTCTTGTAAGCGATATATTCCATGCTCGTTTTCCTCCTGAAAATCTTTCCTTATTCCGGCCAACCTGTGATCGTCGCAATCGGGAAATCCGCGACCGATACCGCCGAAATTGTCATCTCTCCGGTTGATGTCAGTGGTCTTGTAAATCCCTGAATCAGATGCCGCTCCGTGGGAGAACCGGGCTTGTCCGTCCGCGTGATCTCCACCAGATTGTTTTCCACAATGTGAAACATCTGCGTGCAGGAAATCGACACCGCCTTTTGAAGAACCGCCGTCCGCTTGAGCTTCCATTCGGCTAGATCCTTGCACTGCGTTTTTGTGTAATACCCTGTCGCCGTCTCACGGTACGTTTTTCGCCCGATCAGATACACGTTCGTATCCGACGAAGGATCAAGATTCTGCGCCCGTCCCGCCGCCTGCGCGTACTCAGACGTCTGTTCTCCGAGAACGATATAGTCGTTGTAGACCTCCGTATTTTTGACCGTGTACGTCGCGCCGAGAAGCTGCGCCTCCTGCGTGGAAAACCGCCAGAGAACCGGCTTCTGCGTGTCAAGCACATCGTCCTGCGACGGGTCAATCCGAAGTGCTCCCGTCTGATCATACCCGACAAGTCCGTTCACCATCTCCGAAAGCCCCAGAATCACATCCGCATACGTTCCGTCGTCCGAATCCACCCGCAGCGTGTACGGCGATTTCACAAGGCTTGCCGTAGAACCGTCCGGAAGCGTCTGCATCTTGTCGTCGTAATACGTCGTAAAAATCGGCGTAACCGCGTCGACCTTCGTTCCGTTCCCCCGGTCAAGCTTCAAAATTGCCCGAATCGGTGTAAAAATGTTCGTGTTCACCGGAACCTCATACGTTCCCTCAAGCCTTCCAAAAAGCGTCCCATCGAGATAGGACCACTTGTCCACGAGCGGATACGTGATCGTCCGAAGATTCGGCTGGAACGTCTCCTGCGGTTCTGAGATGTAGAAAACCCCCTGCGGCAGGTAATATTCCGTTCCGTCCGATAAAATCAGCCCCTCGTCCAGCGCGATCTGCTGCCCGAACCAGATCTTGTTCACGCTGTAGTCAAACGCCGCGTCTAAGTTAGAGAGCGTCACGCTTGCCGTCCGCCTCTGCCCGTTCTGTAAGTTGACGCTGATGCTCCCCTCCTGCAAAAATGCGCCGCTTCTCCGGTTGAGAGGGTTGTTGTCGAGCGCAAACGCCGTCGAGCCGTCCGGCTGCAAAAACCGCAGCCTGCAAAGCTTCGTAAATGGCTTTCTGAGCATCTTAAAATAGTCCTGCGTCCGCTCTGCGTATGTCGTAAATGCCATTTCCCGCACCGCCCTTCTCAAACGCAGAATCCCGGCGCGAAGCCGAGCGAGCAGTACGCATTGTAGTAGTTGGTCGATCCGCTAGAGCTCACACGCACGAAAGCATAAGAGTAGGTTTTAGATGGGGAACGAAGCCACCAAAAAGCCGCGGTTGTCGTTTCGTTGTGCTTATACTTCACCTTGCTATTTCCGGCGGAATAATAGGCATACTGCGCCTGTTTGCTTGCTTCGTTCGAGTTCGCAACGGAAATGCTACCGCGAACCTCGTACTCCGAAAGTAGAAAAAAATAATCTGTCGTTGCAGTGACAGCGCTTGAGGTTGTACCTCCGTTGCCTGTATTATCCGTGTATTTTGTAACAGACTTGAGGGCGGCGCGGAGTGCATCCGGAATTACCGCGATAATCGTGCCGGAATAGTCTGACAGGCTTGTACCGCAAATGGCGGTACGCATAACCGTGTTCTCCCAACCGCCTCTGTTCGTGTCAGTTCTGTTCATTCTAAACGCGGGAGAACTTCCGGTCGAGTTGTACGAGCTATCGCAGAGGCAAACGTCCGTGCCATTGGAGAGGTCGGTCTTTGCCATCTGGAAATGAATCCGGTTATTTCCTTCCAGCTCGGCATTATGGTTGAATCCGAGAATGAAAGCGTAGGTCGTGATATTCGAGAGCGTCAGTTCGCCAACCGTGCCGCTCAGCGTAACTTCCTTGCAGTCTCCGACGCTCCAATAATTTTCGCCCTCTCCGCGGTCAGAAACCGCACGAATTGTCGCCCAGCTGTTGTCGTTCAGCACGGAAGAAATAAGTGAAATCGAAACATCGTACACATCCGTCACCGTCACGACCTGCGAGGTGCCGCTGATTCCGCCGGATGCCGCATTTACCGTCCAATCTCCGTTCTCCGGCACATTGAGGAGGCAGATCCCGTCCGTTCCCGCCGTGCCCGTTACGCTCTGCGTCCCCATCGTCGCCGTGACCGAAGCGCCAGCCTCCGTGTGAACCTTGATCTGCTTCTGAGATCCTGCTGTAATTGCGCCAATCGCATCTCCAAAGCCTCTCGTGGCGTTCCATGGGATACTTGCCGTTTCTCCCGTCTTTTCCCGGATTCTCCCCGCCGTATACGTCATCGCGGCGTTTAGCTGCGCAGAATCCACAACCTTGTCAAAAGCCATCAGAAAGTCCCTCCTGTCCACGTCGGAAGCTTCGCCAGCACCAGATTCGTAATGTTCACGCTTTCAGGGTTCGGAAGTTCTCCGTTGTTCGTCCAGCTCAAAACACCATCCGAAGAAACCGCAGGCGTAAATGTCGCGCCATCATCACCCTTCGTGCCAGGGCTTCCCGTCTCTCCGCGAGGTCCCTTGATATTGACCGCCTCTGGATTTGAAAGTCCGCCGTTATTCGTCCAGGTAAGTGTTCCGTCCTCCGAAACTGCGGGTGTAAAATACGGTCCTGTTTCTCCCGCAGGTCCTTGCAGCTGTCCGTTGTTCACCCATGCCGCGTGAACCGCGTCCCATACGTAAATGTCGTATGGGGCTGCAGTTCCAACGCCGTAAGCGTCCCCATCCTCCGGGGCAGAAACGGCAGCCTGCAAAGCGGCAAGACTCTCAAAATATCCCTTGATGACAAAATCCTTTCCCGGCTCTCCCTTGAGTGACGCCAGCCAGTCGTCAAGAGAACCGGTAAACCCTTCCTGCACAGCAAGCTCATACGCGCTCTTTCCGTCCTCTCCCTGCGGGACGACGTAGGTATCCGGAAGCCCCGGAAGCGTCAGAGATCTCAGCGGCTTGTCCATGTCTCATTCCCCCAATCCTCAGTAAATCGTGATGTTTCCGTTTCCGTCATCCTCTGCAACGATTCCGCCGGAGCCACCGCCATCTTTGATAACGACCTTCTTTGCCTCCGAACCGTCGTAGACCGTCGTTCCGCTGGACTGCAGCACCGTAAGCGGATACGCAAACGATCTTGCCGCGCCGCTTCCGCAGTCGCAGTACCCACCGACGACCGGCGAAGGAATCGCCTGTAAATACGCACCGTCGTTCTTTGTAATGATGATCTGTGCGTCGCTCGCGTCGCCAATCTCTGTCCATGGAAGTTTCATCGTCTGCGCCTGCGAAGCCGAGTTGTCCATCGTCTCCATCTCAATCGCGCCGGAAACAGCAATGCGAATGACGTCGCCTTTCCGGTTCTTGAGGAAAAGCACATAGTCGCTCGTGGTAAGCGCCGTGATCTCGTCCCGCAGCTCCTTCGTGTCATAATACTTTCCATCCGCCGTGTACCCGATAAGTCCTGTGAGCGTCCCGCTCCTGTAATTCCACGGCGAATTCTGAACCGTCGGATACCGCGTGAAATTTTGAAGCACACTCGGCGCTGCGTTATTTGTAACAGAACCGCTTGAAAGGTTGTTCGCAAACCGGAAAATCCTCTGCACATGGTAAGCCCCATCGCCATCCTGCGTACACGCCATCAGGTACCAGTCCCACCCGCAGGTGTGAACCGCCTCACTCACAATGACGTCTGAGTAGTTCTCGCCAACGCCGTAAGCGTAATAGGTGTACGTTTTCCCATTCACCGCCGAAGCGTCAATCAGAACGTTCCCGTCCTCTACGGAAATATCGCCCACGTGCCGGAACGACTCGTTATCGCCATCCTGCCGCTAAATCGCGAACTTGTTGTAGCCCGTAGTTCCGTACTGCCCGCCGTTCGCGCTGCCCCAGAAGTTCGTGTAAAGCGCCGTCGGGAAATTGAGCTGCGTGTATGGGACGCCGCCCAAAAGGCTGTCTCTGTCATCTGCCGACAGACTTCCGTCGCTCACCATCACCCAGTAGCACGTTTGTTCTGCAACTATTTGGACTAATTTCAATTCCGTAGAATCCGCCCACTGGAAATCGGCGGAAAATTCCCGATAGTCAAGTCCTCCGTCGGAGGTTGTATAGAGCTTGCTTCCGTCCAGAAGAATGGAAAAGCTGTTGTTTGCGTAGATGGTTCCGCTGCAGATCTGTGTGTGGTCATACTTCAACGTAAACGGAAGGCAGATCCGGAAGATTGCGGCTTTTCCTCCGCTTCCGACAAATACAAAGTTCTCACCGTCAAAGCACCCGCTTCTCCAGTTTCCTGTCGTTCCCTCCGCGCAAATTCCCCAGCTTCTAACAGTCGACCCGAGCAGCAGCTGATTTTCGCTTCCAACCACGAAGAACGTATCATTTGTCACCGTATTGCTTCCGCTGGCGTTCTGTAGAAACGCTGTGGACGTTTTGCTTGTCCACAAGATTGCGTTTTTCGAAAAATACGAGACGTTGCTGCTGCTTCTGGCAAAAAACTTCCCGTTTGCAAAGCACAGCCCATAAAACGTGGCGCTTCCTTCGTCCGAAGAAATTTTCCCGGTCGTTTTCCATTGGTGTCCGTTGGAGCTGTCGCAATACGCGCTCGTCCCGTCCTCCCGGATGCAAACATAAATGCCATTCCCGAACGAAACGCCGGACACGGCAGAAGACCCGCTGTAGCCTTCAAATTCCGTGTCGGTCCATTCATCCGGAGAAACCGACGCCGCAAGAGTGCCATCTGTGTATGCGGCAAAAAAGCGTTCCGCGTAAAAGACGTTCTTTACAGGTTTCTCCATCGTAACCGTCGTCCATGTCACGCCGTCCTCCGTGTAGGCAGCTGTCGTCGTCGCGCTGGAAGCGAGGAAAAATACATTCCCTGTTCCTTCCGCGTATCCTTCGCACAGACTGAGCGCCGAGAGATTTCCGGAAAGCGCGGACGGAATTGTCGAAAGCGTCCATGTTTTTGCGTCCTGAGAGTACGCAACGCCTGCGTCTCCCAACGCCATATAAAGCTTTCCGCTTCCTCTCGTGCAGACGACCGTCCGCCACGTTCCGCTTCCGTAGATGGTGTATGTCCCGCTGCTTTCCATGTTTGCATCAATGTTGAAGTACGTTTGCTTTGGACTTCTGTCCCCGCTACCCTTTGTAAAGAGGTTCATGAGTGGTCCATTTATGTCCGCGCTTCCGTGCCACGCAAAATTAAATGGACTTGTCGCAATCGTCCCACTAGAGTAATTACCCCACTCAGCATAATTAAGCGTCGAATCGTAATTCAGAGAAAGCTCCCCCTGGAATGTGCTTGGCTCATCATTACCAGAGAATTTTGGAACCAGACTGGTTGCCTCCGGCAGCGTCAACCGGATTCCGCCGGCGTTTCCGCCGGCACACGCCGTAATCTGCGCGTCGATTGTCTCCCCGGATTCTTCTCCGTAAAACCCAAGCCATTCAGAGCTTGCCTCCATGCCGCTTTGCGTCTGCACCGTGCATTGCACAAGGTATCCGTTTCCGGGGAAAATCCCGTCAAACGGATATTGCAGCTGCGCCGTTCCGTAGATCGGTCCTGTGTCTTCGATAATTTCTTCCGGCTCCGACGAATAATTCCAACCATCCGGCATTTTTGCAATCCGCCACCGCACCCAGTTCAGCGTATCTCCCTGTGCCTGGCTGTAGCTTGCCTCAATCGTGACCTTTCTGCTCGACAGATACTCCCCGTCATATGGGTTCGTGATGGTAACAACCGGTCTGTCCCGTGTGATAAACGAGCTTGCGCTCTGCTGGTCTACATACTCGTCGTTTCCCCAATACTGCCGGATACGCATCGTGTAGCTTTTCCCGTTTTGAAGTCTGTTGAGCGTTCCGAGATTTGCGCGAAACATCTGTACATTTCCCGCGTAGTCCGTTCCGTAAAACGGATCGTCGAGCGTTTTTGTAATGGTCCATCCGGCCGTTCCGCCATCGATCTGAATCTGATACTGAATCTGGTACTGAATCATCGGCGAGTTTCCGTTTACCTGCCACGAAACGATAAAGTCCTCGTTTGCGTCCACCACACCGTTTCCAAGCGGCCCCAGCATACTTGGAGAAATGTTTGTCGGCTGATAAAGCATCGTTTTTCCTTCCTTTCTCTCCCGTCTCAGGAGCCGCTTGAAATGGTGAGCGTCTGCGCCATCCGCGCAAGCTCATATACGCTTGTCGTTCTCGCCTTTCCCTCGCTGATGGAAATTCCGCTGAGCTGATACACATTTCCGTTGTGCTGTGTGCCGATTGCATGGTTGTCAAACCGTGCCCCACCTGCAAGCGGCAGATCGTTTCTCGCCCCGTACAAAAGCCCCAGCTCCCGGATTCTCTGTTCAAACCGCGAGTCTGCCATCGGCGCGAGCATCTTCTTTGTGATCTCCGGCGGCAAAACCATCTCGTCCGCGCTCGTCGCCTTGATACCGCCAATCCCCCGAAGGATGCCGCCCTCGTCATATACCGTGAATTTCCGTCCGTATCCGTCCGTGATCGATGTCGTGCCGTTCCGGTTCTTCACCCAATAAGACCCGTCTCCGCCTCGCATCGTGTCTCCTGCGCCGGCGTTGTTCAAAAAGTTCAGACCGTTCGCGCTGGAAATTTTGTAGTATCCGCCCTTTCCGTCGTCCGGCTCTGCATACACGGTTCCGCTGTATCGGTTTCCGCCGCCTCCGCCAGAGCCGCCGCCAGAACCTGAACCACCCGAACCGCCGCCCGGCGCATTGTCATACCCTCCGGTATAGTTGTAGGTTGTCTGATTCTTATCAACAAGCTTCGATTCATACGTTCCGTCCGGATTGACGCCTGTAATTTCGTAAGTGCCGCCGCCTGTAACAACTCTGTCTCCAACGGCAAGCCCGGACGGTGCCTTTCCGTCCGCTCCAACCTTCACAATCCGGTTCGATGCCGCTACGATGCTGTCTGCAAGCTTCGTCACATCCACGCCAAGCGCCCTGAATAGCTCTGCGTTTTCTAAGATGATTGCCTTGAGTTCCGGCGTTGCGTTCTTCCAGATGTCCTGTAAGATCTCCCCAATACCGCGCGTCTTCTCCTTGAGCGAGTTGAGGAAATTTTTATACTGCCGGTCAAGTGCGTCCTGCTGGGCTTTGATTGCGTCCTTCCGCGCTTCCAAAGCCGCCAGTTCTGCGTTGTATTGGAGTTTTTCCCGGTAGTCCTCCAAGTCGTCTTTCGCCTTGTCGAGTGCATCCTCTGCCGACTTGATTTCCTTCTGGTCTGCGACCCATTCCCACTGACCGGCTCTTGCGTTATACTGCCGGATTGTCCGCTCATTCTGCGCGTCTACAAGATTTTTCTGCGCCTGCTGCACCGCGAGAATCTTCTCTTCCAGCGTCAGCTCTTCGTTTTTTGAATCCTTCCGCTTTTTCAGCGCCTCGATCTGCGCGTCGATTGCCGCGATTTCATCATCCAGCGCATCCGACTGCCGGTCTAAGGATTCCTGCAATGCGCTTTTCAGCTCGCTCAGAAGATCGTCCGCGCTTTTAAGCTCTCCGTTGATCTTCTCCTGCCATTCCCACCATTCTGCGGAAAGTCCGTTAATATCCGCCTGACTTGCGCCAATGGAACGAAGATACTCCGCCTGCGCGTGAAGCGCCTGCTGGATCTGCCGCATCTTGTTCTTCTGCTCTTCCTCGCTTGCCCCCTGCTTTTCCATGAGTGTAAGCTCGGATTTAAGAAGCGATACTCTTTCCTTGTGCGCATCAAGTATCTCGTCAGAAGCGCGTCCGCCGCCGCCTCCGCCGGAGCTTGTTCCGCTCGGCTCTGGAATTTTGTCTGCCAGCGTGTTCCAGTAGTCCAAAAGCGCCTGATCGTTGTTCTGCGCCTTTTTCTTCTGGCTTGCCACATACCGCTCTGCCTCCTTTAAAGGCATGCCATATTTCTTCTGCGCATCCGCAACCGTCATTCCGGCGTCTTTTCCGATGGCATCCAGGCTGATTCCGGCGATGGCGGAGTTTGTAACGCCTGCCTGCAAAGCAAGCGCCTGCAATGCGGCGATTTTCCCGCGCACATCAAGCCCCGTGTTATTGAAGATAATCATGCGCGCAACAAGGCTGTTGATTTCGCTGTCTGTCGCGCCTGCCTGCTTTGCCGCGTCAATCAGTCCTGCAACAAAGCTGTCCATCGCTCCGCTGGACGATTTCGTGATGCCAACAAGATCTTCCGCGGCATCCACGTCTGCCATGATTGCCTCTGCAACGCCGCGAAGCCCATCTTCCGTCATCCGGAGCTTTCCGTTTTCGTCCGTCAGAAGGTTAATATATTGGCTGCTGATTCCAAGCAAGGACTTCATCGTTGCCGAGGAAATACGTCCAGTTGCCTGATACTCCGCAAGCGCCTTCGATACCGTCCGAAGGTCTGATTCCTGCTGTTTGATCGTCTTTGCTGCCTCTGCAATCTGCTCTGCATTCTTACTGGCAGCATCCGCGTTTTCATCCAGCGCGTCCGTGTTGTCGGAAATCGCCTCGTTTTCCCGCTCATAGCTCTCAATCACGCCGTCCTTCGCGTCTTCCGCAAGGTTTTCAAGGTACGCTTGATTTTCGAGCGCCGCGTTGTATTCCTCGACAAGCGGTGTAAGCGTTGAGATTTTGTCTGCAATTTCCTTATACAGGTAGGTGCCTTCGTCTCCGCTGTCCAGCATCTCGTTTCTGCGGCGAACCAGGTCGTTATAATAATCGAGAACCGTTCCAGCGCTGGAACCTGCCGCAAGTCCGACTTTTCCGCTTGCGCTGCTCAGCTGCTCTCCTGCCGCCGTTACGCCCGCTTTCGCGTCATATAGCGAAGACTCGATTTTTGCCTGCAAAAGCTCGTTGACAGCGCCCTTGTTCGCGTCGATTGCCGCCTTGAGAGAACCGTACCGCGTGATCTGCTCGTCAAGCGCGGTCGTTTCATATCCGATTGCATTCAGTAAATCGTAGGTTGCAGATTCAAATTCCTTTTTAGAGCCTGTTCCGTCGGAAATTGCCTTGTCTGCGCCCTGATACGCGCCGTAGAGTTCTTCAAGAGACCTTGCTTCCTCCACTGCTGCATTTCCGGCTTCAATCGACGCCTTCCACGATTCTTCCTGCTTCTGCTTGTAGTGGTTATAAGCGATGGTAAGCGCCGAAATAACCGCAACCACGCTGCCAACAATCAGCTGCGTGCTGGTGAGCGTCAGATTCATCGACTTCATGCCGTTATTGAATCCTTCCGCGCCGCCCTTTGCCTTGCTGAATAGCATTGGGAGAGCCGAAATAACAGATTTCAGTGTTCCAAATCCAGTTGTGATTTCGTTCCACTTTACCGTAGCAAGCGCACCGCCGAAAATCGTAATTGCAGTGCCTAGATCGCCGAACCCCTCAATCAGCCATGTGACCGCATCGAGACTCCCCTTCGCCCAGCTCGTGTCGATTGTCTTGGAGATGAACTCCGTCCACGTATTCTGTAGGATATTTGCCTTGCTCTGCCAGCTCGTAAGCATGATGCCGACTTCCTGGTCGGCGCTGCCGGCAGAATCCTTGACCTTATCGAGCATTTCGCTGTACATGTCAAAGTTCTTGATAAGCGCATCCAGCTGGTTGGTCCGGAGCTTGCCGCCGAGATCAGACTCAATCTTTGCAAGCTCTGCCTGCGTCAAAACGCCCTCTTTATACGCCTTTGCAAGTCCCGCTACCGCTTCCATCGGGTTCACGATGGTTCCGGTCGCCTGCGCGGCTTTCATAGCCTCTTCCGAGTACGTCCAGAGTACCTGCGTCAGACTCTCGATTTCGTCCTTCGTCCACGTAACGCCGTCTTCCAGCTCCGTCTCGGTATCTCCCATAATATTCAAGATGAGAGCGCGAGCAGCGGTCGCGGCTTTGGTGCCTGACTCCTGGGTCACAGCCGTGATCGTTCCGAGCATCGCCATCAGCTGGTCAATGGACATGTTCGCCATCGACGCCACATTTGCAACGATTGGGAATCCCTCTGAAATCTTCTCGATGGACGTTGCGTAGTGGTTCTCAATGACGTTTGCCTTGTCAAGAACCGTGGAAAGCTCCGAGATATTCCCCTTGAACTTAAATGCCGCGTCCGCAGAAAGAAGGAACTGGTTTGCCGTCTCCGCGTTCACATCGCCGACCAGCTGCGTTTTCGTTGCAAGCTCTGCCATGTCCTCAGACATTTCCTTGTAGCCGGCTTTTGCAAACGTTCCCGTCGATTCCAGATAGTCCGTCACCGCCACGCCGTACTGCGAAGCGACCTCATAGGCGTGCTGACTGAGCTTTTCCATCTCCGCGTCCGTGTTATTTGTGACCTTCTGGATCGCCGTCAGCTCCGTGTCGACATCCTTCATGGTCTTTACCGCTTCCCGGAACGACCGAATGACCGTTGCAACCGAGGCGTTGATAACCTGCCATGCAACGATTTTCTTTACGATATTGCCAAGGCTGTCTCCAAGCACGTTCGTGGAGTTTTTGAGCTTTTCTGTGTCGGTCTGCGTCTGGGAAAACTCGCTTTGAAGCTCCTTGAGGCTTGCCTTCGCACTGTCTACACCGCTCGTATACGCTTCGTATCCGATTTTCCCCTCTGCAAGATCGCTGTCCAGCGTAGCAAGCGTTGCCCTTGCGCCCTTGATCTCTCCGGAAAGCTTGTCAAATGTTCCGCTTGGATATTTGCTTACCGCGCTTCCAATCTGCCGTTCCAGATCTGCAAACTGCTTTTGAAGCGTCGGCATCCCCTTCTGCGCCGCAGAAAACGCCTTCTGGTTGGCTTCTGCCGCCTTCTGCGCGGCTTTTGCAATCGCGTCATAGTTGGTTGTCGTCTTTGTCTGAACCTCAGAATACGACTGCGTTTCCTCGTTCAGCGTCCGGATGATCTCGGTCGTTCTTCCAATCCCCTGATTGACCGTCTCAATCGTCCGAACCGGCGCGCCCTCTGCAATGCCGTTCCAAACTTGCGTGAACTTTCCGCCCAATCCGTCCGCATTCTGCGTCAGCGTCCGCATAGACGCATTGAACTTGTTGATTGCGTCCATGCCGGTCGAATCTACCGTGATGGAAAGCTTCTGGCTTTTCAGGTTGTTTACGTCCTTAATCAGCGTGTCGAGCTGATTGCGAACGACCTCTACCTGTAGTTGAACCTTATCAATATTTCCAGCCATCTTTCAGAATCCTCCCATCATTCGACATTGAACCCTTCCGTGCGAAGCCCGGACAAAAGCGCCCCTTCAAACCATCCGTCCTCTACAACATTCTTCTGCGCGACGCTGTGAAATGGTCTCGGTTTCTGCCCTGTCCACTTGTATTTGTATCCCTTGCCGCTTTCCACAACCGGCGCAACAAGCCGCCCCGTGTCATCGTCCCTGTTCATGTTCTGAACGGTCAAAAGCATATTTTCCGGGTCATACTGCGCAACCATGTTCTCTGGGCTTTGATCGATCAATCCTCCGTAATCTCCGCGTCTCCAATAAGCAACCGGCGTATAAGCGTCATAAACCTCTGTCTCTACCGCATTCGCCATCGCCACGCGCACAATGACCGCAACATCGTTTTCCATCACGCGCCCGATTGCCGCGTCGAGTTCTGCTTGAAACTGCGCCACGATTTCCTCGATTGCCATAGCAAGCCGCCTTTCTCTGCCTGTCTGCAAAAATGCGCAAACGCACCAACGCTGTTTTGTTTGATACGCTTGCGCATTCCCCGGAAGGGCGGATGCCCCTCCGGGTTTTCTTGTTTACGCGGTCACGCTGACATCGCAGCTGTCCTTGAAGGTCTTTTCGCCCACCGTGTAGGAAACCTCGACCTCAAAATCGCCAGCAGTCGTGCCAGCGGTAATCAGGCCGGTGCTTGAACCGACAGTTGTGCCGGTCGGAGCGCCGGTCGCCGTGTAGGTAAAGGTGTTGGCATCGCCCTTGACCAGTTCGCCGTTCATCATCACGATTCTCGGCTGCATCTGATACTTGCCGGACTTTGCAACGGAAATGCTGCCGACATTTGCAACAATGCCCTCCACGCTCTCTGCGTCCGAGCTGCACGGCACATACAGGTAGTACGCCAGCTCTGCGCCGCCGCCGGAGCATTCGTCGCAGGAATCGCCAATGATGGTCGAGTCGTTGATGACCGCCTGACCGGAAAGGGACGTGGTGTCATTGCTGCCCTGATCGCCGGTCACGCCGCCGTTCGCGCCGAACTTGAGCGACGGGATAATCACATAAAGCGTACCCTGACGGGTGCCTTCGTTCTGCGCAGAACCGGACTCGTTTGCATACACTGCCATTGCCGCCGTAAAATGCACAACCTTCGGGTCAAGCATCGTGGTGACGGTTGCAAGCTGTGCGTCCGCGCGGCTTGCAAAATACCAGACCTTATAGGTCTTTCCGGACACTGCCGTAAATCCTGCGACCTCTCCTGCTGCGGAAATGTCATACGCCTTGCCGCCAACGGCGATGGGGCTTGCCGCGCCGATCTCCTGCACATAGCACTGCGGCTTTGCCATGCCGAGCTGCGCAACCGGTGTGCCCTTGGTGACGTCGATGGTGAGGGAAGTGCCGTCCGCCGTGACATTCTGGCACGTCATAACGGGCGCAGAATACTTGAGCGTTGCGCCGAGCTGTGCAGACTTTGCAAACAGCGAGAAGTCCGCCGCCACAAACTCCACGTTGACCGTCGCATCCGACGGGATGATCGCCGCAACCGCGTTGCCAAGGCCCGCACGGATTTCGCCCATGGTGACGCTCGTGGTCACGTTGCCGCTCTGGAACTTGTTGGAGAAATACACGATATCGCCCGTCACCTTGTCGGTGCAGATCGCGTCAGAAGTACCCTTGAGGTAAAGTCTCTTGTCGGTAAACTGAATCATTCTTTGTTCACTCCTTTTGAAGATGTAAAATGTCAGGTTGTTTTGCTGCCCGCATTCTGGACAGCCCGCATACCAGCGCCTCCCGCAAACGACGCCATGTCGATCACGCCGCCACAGTAGTCGATCTCGCGGTCATAAAGAGGGCTCGGGAACGGGTTTCCATGTTGCCATTTCGCCCCCTGCGCCTCTGCCATGCCGCAGTTGAGGTATCCGAGCATCCTTGTCACAGCGTCCTTCTGCCGGTTGAACCGGAGGATTGGCCAGTCGTCCATCTCCGTCTCCGATACGCCGGAAATGAGGGAAATTGACGCTTTCACGCTTTCAAGTTCATACCGGAGCTTCGGCGCTTTCATTTCCGCCAGATCTTTCTCGGCCTGCACAAGTTCAGGGTTGGCATTCTCAGACACAAGCTCGATTCCGTTCTGAGCCGCCAAAATTGGGCGAAGCCTTTGAAATTGCACCGGCGAAATGTCGGCATACCGGTCGCTTTCCAGTTGAATGCGGATGCTTCTGAGTTTTTTCTGGTTGTTTTCGTCTGTTAAAAGGTAGACAAGTCCGAGCCTGTCCTCCGGGCTAAGTCCATCTCCTGCCCGCAGCGCGAGAAGAAGAAAAAGCACGCACCGGAAGAAAAGTCCCGTTCCCTGTTCTTCCTTTGCCGCCGCGTCAAAGTCCATCTGATAGAACGCCTGCAAAAGAGGCTTTGAGATCAGAGTCACAGGGAGACTCTGCTGCAAAAACTCGATTGCCGGCCGCGCCATCAGAAACTCGCTGAACTCCGACACGCGGATCGGATATAAGGTCAGGCTCTCAGCCTCTATCGGTTCATACCGGTTGATTGCCTTGACCATGCTGTAAGAAAGGTCGTTCATATTTTTGTTTTTCCTTTCTGAAAGCCAACAAAAAAGAGCCGGCAGCGAACGTCAAAAGACGCCCGCTGTCAGCTCTCCTAGCTGTTTCACGCCATGCTGTTTCACGGTGTAAATCTATATGAATTTGTTTTTATTCCTGCGGCAGCTCCATCTCCGAGTCGCACCACTCGACGCTCATATGAAGCTTTCTTCCGCAGTGCGTTCCGTAGTCGAAAATGCTTGAGCTTCCGTTGTCTGCGTGGGAAAGCCTTGAAAAATCTACCACGCCGATTCCCGTCATGTTGACCCCGTGCAGCGCCTCAATAATGCACTGCTCGATGTCATACGCCCTAGAATACGCATCCGTTCTCGTCGTGTTCTCTAAGTTCACGTTCACGAGAATTTCAAACTGCAAGCCAAGCGCCGTGTGAAAGTTGTCCCTTGCAATGCTTCTTCCCATGTAGAGTTTCAGCGTAACCCCGGCTTCCGTGTCGCTCTGCCCCCACACTCTCTGCGGGTAAATGCGGTATCCCTTCGGATGTGCTAGCTTTTCGTCCTCGGTGTTGAGAACCGGGTTCTCTCCGTCAAAGAGCATCGAAAGTTTCTCTTTTGCCGTAGGTAGCGGATTTGCAAGCGGACGCGCCCCGTCGTACCAGAGATATTTCATCAGCCTCACCCGCGCGCGGCTGTTGTCGTCCTTCGGCGTATACCCTTCGCTCGGCAGGTCCATCAGATACCGAAGAATTTTCAGTGGGATTTCCTCCGAACCCTTGAGCCGGTTAAACCCCGTCTGCACTCTCTCATAGGGATATGTGTCGGAGTTGACCGAAACCATGCTCATTTTACTTTCACCGTCGCTTTCTTCTGCGCGGCATAATTGTCAATTTCCTTCTTGACGCTTTCCAGCTCTTCCTTTAGCCCCTGCATTGCCTCCGGTGTCGTCTGCATCTGCATCGCCATCATGATCCGGCTCACCGGCTCGTTCATCACCTGCATCAGATTGTAGACCTCCGTATTGAACCGCTTCTCAAGATCGCGCCAGTCAGAAAGCACGTCAAACGCCTTGTCGCGTACCTCGCCGCCCTCTGCCTTCATCCGCTCGATCTGGTTGAAAATATGGCTCCCGCAGAACCGGTCATAATCCGTCACGCTCATAAGCCACGGGTTTTCGCCTTCCGTCTCAAATTCATCTTCGAGATACAGCCGTGCGAACGCGCCAATCAGCATCCGGCTCTTGATCGATGTGTTGTCCTTATACATAGGCGGCATTGGAAGACTCTCTGCCCCGCCCGAGATTTTCAGTTCCATCCGGTCAAAGCAGCCGTCCGCTGCTTCTGCTACGAACTTCATCTTCTCCGCCAGCGGCACATAGTCCCGCATCGAAAGAAGCTTCTCTTTTGTCAGTTTGATGTTCTCCATGATTTTCCCATTCCTTTCAGATTCTCTCATGGTGTTTGTGTTTTCTATGGTCGTTGCATTTTCTGCAACATCCACTCATTTCTTTTCGTTTTTGAGGATTTCGCAACTTGCCGCGCCGTCCGAAACTTCCCACCGTTTTGTCCTCGCACACAGATATTGGTGGGCGCACCAGTCGTGCCGGTCACCTCTGTCTGTTTGATACCTACAATGAAGGCTCGCGTCCCCGTTTTTTCGGTATGAAAATTCACACGTTCCGTTCATCCCGCGTTATTCCTCAACTTCCCAGTCCGCCGGATAATCCTTCGGGCTGAAATTGGTATCTCTTTTTGCCTTGCACGCCTTGCCCTCGAAGATGCACCACTCGCCGACGTGGTAGATATCGACCGTACCCGCCTGCGGCTGAATAAACTCCCGCGCAGTTTCCCTTGTCGTGCCGTGGAGCGGCTTATTGAACGTGTACCACGCAGCGTTTCCGGGCGCGATGTCCGGATGGACGGCGTTGTCGTAGCTCTGGTGGACTTTCCACGGGTCGCCGCCCACAGTGAAGATCTCATCGACCGTGTGCTTTCCGGGCTCCCACTCGTCCCAGAGCGCCGAGCATTTAATAATCTCGTCTGCCGTCTCTGGCTTTTTCTCGCTCATGAGCAGCTTCACCGCAAACGCCGTGGACGTGTTCAGATCGTAGAAAACAGGCGTTGCAACGACTGGCTGCGGGGTCGGCAGCGGCGTATTCGTCAGCAGCCAATTCCCGTCCTGAATCTCCTGCCGCAGAAAGTCTCCCGGTGCAAAACTCTGCATCGCAAAGCCGTTGTCGGCGTAGACGGAAATCTCGCCGGTAAGCTCTGTTACCCCGGAAAGGCTCTCGCCCGTAAACCTGACCGAGCCGGATGTGCTGTATACCCGGACGTTCGCGTAGGTTTGATTGTTGTGTGTGATGTACATAAGTGCCTCCTTATGCTGCGAGCATGTCATCAGTGACTATCATGTCACTGGGGAGAATGATTGCGGGTCGCACACCGTATGAAGTATATGAGGAGAGTCGATTTCGGCTTCCGGAGGAGTCGACGTACCACACGCTGAGTGCGTTACCGCCGTACGGGGAGCGGAGCCACCAGCCATAGGGCGAGCCATTGAAGTTTGCGATGCGCTTGACGTTGCCTCCAGAGCTTGCGGTGAAGTAGTCCAGCTTCGCGCCATCTACCGGGAAGTAGATGCTGTCACTTGTCGTGAAGCCAACCTCATATCCAGATAGTAGAAAAGCTTTTACAGACAATCCATTTGCACCGCTCTGGTCAGTACCGTTAGTACCGCCGTTCTGGCGGTACGGGATCTTTACCTGCTTGATAGCACTTTGGATGTTGTGATCGAACAGGCTTAAAAAATCACTGTTCAGATAGCTGTGAATGGTGCTGCTTTCCAGTTTGTTCGTATTGGCGCTGTCCCATGAGCGTTGCTCATAGATATCCTCCATCAATAGCCATGTCCCATCGCAGCTTGCGTCGTAAATACTCGATGGCAGCCCCTGATGCACCACCAGCCAGTCCCACGGAGTGCCGTTCAGGTTCAGTTTGATACTGCGCCCAATTTCCAGATCAGACATTCTCGTTCTGTGCGGCGCAGGTCCACGCCTTAAAAACATTCCCATAATGCACAATCCCCCTAGAAGCAGAATGCGAAGGCTACGCCGCGGTCATAGTTTGCATCGGCTTGGCTAGAGGTACCAGTGGAGTATACAGTACAAAACATATAATCGTAGTCTGCACTCGGCGAGCGCTCTCGCCATACAGTCGCAGTACCGTTGAAAGTCTTAATACGGGAACCTGCTGCCTTATAATAGTCATACAATGTGCCTTCACCGTTCACAGAGCGGTCGACGATGCCAAAAATCTCTATTTCAGACAGCAAGAATAACTTGTCTGCGGTCGTGACAATGGTAGTGCTGTAGTCCCCCGCCGAAGTCAGTTTGTTCACCTCTCGAATGCTGTTTTGTACTTCCGTCGGCATCTTGGATAGAATGCCAGGTAGATGCTTGGTTCGCATGTCGCAGCTAGTCCAGCCGCCTTTATTGGTCGCGGCAAGGTTCGTAGGCTTCTTCTCGTGATAGCATTCATGCGTCTGGAAGGTTAGCGGTGCCACGCCGCCTGCGGTGTAGGTATCGTGGTTGATGCCGATAATGTCAATCAGATAGTCCGTGCCACCGATCGTCATCGCCTTCTGATCTCCAACCTTCCACGTTGTGGGAATGATCTTTTTCTGGCAGGCTGCAATGATCTGCTCCCAGGTATTATCCGCAAAATTTGCCTCATACGGATATTTAATCCCGGTGAACCATCTCGGGCTCCTTCCGCTCATCCGAACACCACCACCTTCACGGGGACATTCACCGTCGGCGCTTTGCCGATGCACTGCGCGGTCAGGCTGTTCGCGCCAGTTACGTAGTTGTGGATTAGCGCAAAGCCTTCCAAAAGTGCTGCGTCCGCATCTGGGTCCGTGCCGGAGAGCGCAACGTCCCACTGCGGGTCAACGTCATATGACGCTTTCAGCCCCGTGATCGTGATCGTCTGCGCCTGGTAGCCGTGTGAATCAGCAGCCCAGCCAGAAGCAAGCAGCGTGCCGGTGTACTGTTTTATGTTCATAGGCTCATACACTCCTGTTATCAGCTCGCCCGCCGCGTTGTGCGCCGTCTTCCCCTTGAGAAGCGTCTCCGGCGTGACAGTATCCTCCGTCAGGTCGAGCAGCGTATCGCCCGCATAGACGATTTTACTCCTGCCCATCGTTACTCACCTGCGCTTTTGCCGATCGTGACGGTCTTTCCTCCCGCGGCGTTGTCTGTCTCGTTGTAATAGATCGCGTTGACCGTGACCTCCGAGAGGTAGTCATAATTGGGGTCCGGCAGGACCTTTTGCGAGGTTGTCAGCGGATCTACCGTCTTTGTCTGGACGCTCACCGACTCGCCGCCATAGGTGCCCTCGACGCCGAGGATCGTCACGCCCTTTTTGATGTTGGCCGCGATGATCTTTGCCGCTTCATCCGGGTCGATGACGCACTTGCCGCTGCCGTCGTGATAGCCGAGCGGCACGATGTACTCGCCGTTTACCGTGGAGATCCTCGCGGCGACCGCGCCATTGTCCGGCATAGAGCCTGTGATCAGGCTTCCGCGCGCGCCCGCCGTTTTACCGAGCAGGATCTCCGACGCTTTGACGGTTGCACCCGACGTGTCCAGGTCAAACGTGCAGGTGCCTGTGTGCAGCTCGCCGTCCGGTCCGTGGTACTTAAACCCCAGCAGGACCTTGCCCGGCTCGATGGTGTCGGCAGTCAGGTCAAGCAGAACCTCGCCGCCATAAATAATTTTACTCCTACCCATGTCATACCTCCGATGCAATATAGACCGTTACGCCGGTCTGGTTTGATGTCTCGTAATATGGAATCTTTTTGACGTTTACGTCGCGGGAGAGCAGCCGGTCCTTTGTCGGCAGGATTACTGCGCTTTTTGCCTGCGGCGTTACGTCGTATACGCCCTCATAGGGCTTGCTATCTCCCGTGTAAACCACCTTCGCCGGGGCAATCTTCATCTTGATCTCCGGCTGGGAAAGCGTCATTTTAATCATATCCAGCCTCCTTCAAGAACTTTTTCGCGTCCGTCTGCACGATTTCAGCCGCCATCGGGTTTCCGTCGCCATCCGTTAAGGCAAGCTGTAGTCTCACAGTGCTTGCTTTCAGCCGCATTGCGTCTTCATACGGGATTTTTACAAGCAGGTGCGTTTCGTCGACTACTGTAGGTTCGTACTGGAAGAAGGAACACCCCTGCCTCACGTAAAACTCAAGCTTCGTCGCTTTCGTCAGGTCAGTTCCATCTACTTCCACCGATAAAGCGTTTGCAATTTTCTGAAACACTGAATCACCCCCCCTATGTTTTTGGGATTCCGACGACGTAATCCACCACGTAAGAGCCGGAAATCTTCGAAATCTTCACGCGGTCACCCGCCTTGAACGAAATCGACGTATTGCATTTGTAATGCTTTTCGCTTGCCGTCGTGCTGCCGTCAAAAATCAGGCTCAAACCGTCGGAATACACCGCGCCGACCGTCGCAAGGTCAAATGTCGGTGCTGTTACCTTCTTTTCTTTCTGCTTCGATAAACCGGGAATCATGCAATCACCGTCCTTTTCGCTGTGTGTTTCATCAACTCTCCCGCTCCAAGCGTGATGCTCCAAGCGGTTTCCTCATAGATTCCGCCGATATCCGGATGGTCAATGGAGATCGCGTCCCCGACGCCGTGATTTCCCTCAGAAAATGTCTCGAAACTGATTGTTTTTACCGTCTGCTGCGACTCGCTCATCAGCCGGTTCGCGATGGTCTGCAATTCGTCCTGAGATGCAACATTGTCGACCTTCGTCACCTGAACGATTCGCATATTCCGCTTGAATGTTGAGGTCGCGGACGACGGCGATTCGTTGACCGCCGTCGCCACAAGCGCATCTTCCAAGTCCGGGTTCGAGCAGACGCACACAAAAACATTCGGAGTGGAAAAGATGTCCGTTTCCTCCGAAGCGTCTGCCGAAATCGGTCTCAAAATCTCCGTCCCGCCGTATCGGTGCTTGATGTTTGCCGCAAGCGCCTGTGTATACGGCTCGATATGGGCGATACCCTGCACGTCGAACCACACAGGCTTGTAGTTGATCTCCGCCAGAAGGTCATTGCAGATCGTCAGATAATCTGTCCCGATCTCCCAGTCCTCGCGGTCTGTGGCAAGCGTTGCCGCAGAAGCTGTCGTGATAGCCAGTGCCACGCCGCACGTTGTCAAAATCTGCTGAACGACCGTCAAGTAAGACGTGCCCTTTGCATAATGCACCCTCGTCTGCGTTTTGTTGCTTTTGAGCAGCCAGCACCGGTCATACGCCTCTACCTTGACCGTCTTTCCGTATTTTGTGACCGCTGTGGTCACCGTCGCAGCGCGGAACACCCCGAGGGGATATTCGGTGCCGTCCACGGTCAAAATCGGCTGAATTTCGTCTGATAGCAGGTCGACAATGGGATTCACATAGAACTCTCCGGAAAAGCTCGACTTGATCTCGCCGGACGCATCGAAATAAACCGTTGGGTCATTTCCCGCTGCCCACGAAAGCGCCGATACCTCGCCGCCTTTCCGAAGAACCGCTACGCGGTAGGATACGTCACGAATCAATGTCGATCACCTCCGCGTAGTCGATCTGCTGAATTGAGAAGTTGATGACGGATTTGTCCGGGTTCACTCTCGACGTGTCGCTTGTCTCGTTCAAGTATCCGATCACCATTTCGCCGGACTGCGTTTTCAGGCACACCAATTCGCCAATCAGCGCGTCAAATCCCGCTTTGTCTTCGTCCGGAAGGAAAACCGCCGTTCCGCCGACCTTCTTTGTCACAAACTCGCTTCTTTCCGCGTGCGGGTACGTGCTGCCATACATGAAAATGTACTGAATGTCGCGGTTGATCGCGTTCTGCACCGGCTGATTCTTGAGTCCGCAATGCTTGAGCGTCACTTTCTTCCCGGACGCGATGCCGTAGAGCGTTACATACTGTCCGGTCGTGATCGTTGCCGTGACCGCGCCAGACAAGCCGTAATTGCTCGAATCCGCGTAGCAGCCGCGCACCTGGTACGTTGTGCTGCCGGAGGACAGTTCGTCGGTGTACTGCGTCTGGGTGAGCTTTGCAATCGGCTTGCCGTTGCGGTAAACCAGATAAAAGTCATAGCTGCCGGTTGTCTGCCAACTGAGATCCGCGACGCTCGATGCCTGCACGGTAAGCGATATACTCGCGCCCGGCGTGTTGGTCACGGGAAGCGCCGCCGCGCCCCAGTCGGACCACATGCCGTACTGATTCTGCACGCGCACGCGCACCGTGTGGCTGCCGTCCGCGAGATATGCCGGGCTTGTCCACGTTTTGTCCGTGCCGTAGTGCGTGCCGCCGGAAAGCTTTCCGTCCAGCTCCACCTGATATGCCTCCTGCTCGGAGGTCTGCCAGCTGATGGATGGGCGCGGGCCCGTGCTCTTGATCTGAATGCTCGGAGCCGTCGGCGCGGCAATCACAACGATCTGTGCCGCATCGCTCCATGCGCTCGCAATGCCGTCTGCGTTGTAAGTGCGCACGCGCCAGTATTTGATGCCGGAAGTTAACGTCCCCGCAGGACACGTCCATTGCCGCGCAGCGCCGGTCACGGTTGCAAGCGTCTGCCATGTACTGCCGTCGGTGCTTTTCTGCAGCTCCGCTTTGGACTGCGCCGCACCGGACGAAACAACGTGTTTCCACTGGAAAATAACGTCCTTAGTTCCGTCCACGATTGTATTTACTGGGCTAATTGCCGTCGCCTTGCCGGTCGGGTCAACGCATGTGCAAAACTGCCACGCCGACCATTCGCCCTCAATTCCATCATCCGACGTGATCTTGATGCGCCAGCGCAGCGCCTCCGCGCCGGTCAGGTCGCTTACTGGTATTGTCGCCGTATTCCCGGCTCCGCCGCTTATCGTCTTTGTGCCGTTACTTACTCCGTCCGTAAGCGTGTAATATTGCAGCGAGAAAGACGCCTGCGCAGGCTTCTGCGTAAAGTAATACGGAATATCCGCTATATTCCACGTTACAATGCATTTGTTGTCCGGCGGAACGTATGCATTCCCGGAGGGGGACATATCTTCCGCTTCCAACTGAATGTCTGCGACATGAACGCCGAGCGCGGTTCTGGAGGGGATAATCGGATCTGAGATACCGAAGCTTGTTGCGCTGCTACTGCTCGGGGTCGGGCTGCTGTCCAAAATAGAGAACGCAAGCCCGTTGATAATTGCTTGCTTTAGGCTCTCGTTCGTTGCGTACCCGACGGAATTCAGCGTTGTCGGTTTCACATTGGCGGTGTACCCGAGGTATAGCTGCGTGGCATCAATTTGATCGATGACAGCAAGCCCCGGCATGGAATCATACGTCAGCGTCGATAGATCGGTTTCCTTCTTGCAAACCTGAACAGCCATTGTCACATTGCTGGACAGTTCGTTGACATATTGAGAGCCAGTAAGACCGATATCGATAAAATCATTATTGCTTGCGTCGAAATACACCGCCTTTTTCGCCATCGCGGCAATGTCGGCAGCATCAAATTTCACAAACGCAATCTGTTCCGACTTTTCCCTGATGATGCTTTGCGCTTTTACCCAATATTTGTTGCACGGTTCTGTTTGGGTAGATTGGTTGTAGCCCGGGGACGTGTGTACGGTGTGCCGCGTGCTTTTATTGGCGGAGTCCGTATATACCGATGTTTTTGCGTAAAACGTGTACGAACGCTTGTTTGTATACCCCATTCTACGATACCCCCATTCTTGCCGTCAGCCGTTCATTCTCCGTAATCCGTATGATGTCGTTGAACTGCTTCACCCGGTCTGCGTTGATGTTGTAATAATTGTTTGTCGTGCCCGCTCCGGCGAGTGCCGGAAGATGCCCGAAGGAAGACATTCCAAAGGTCATCGTGCCGAAATCGAGTTGGCTTTGAATCCCTCGCTTGATGCTCGAGAATTCCTTGTCAAAGCCCTGCCCGAGTCCTTCCGCCATATATCCGCCGATACCGGCGAATACCTTAGACGGCGACGCTATGCCTAGAATATCCTTTACCTCATCCACCACGCCCGTAACTGCGTCGTGAACCGTATTCTTGAAGTCGTTCCACATCTCCACAAACCCGTCTATGATGCCCTCGACGATGTTCTTTCCGAGCCCGAGCCAATCAAAATCAAGGAATGTATCAACGATAGACGATATCACCCTCGGAATCGCCATGATGATATCAGGAATTGCTTTGATAAGCCCCTTTATAAGCGCTCCAGTTACCTTTACGCCCGCCAGAATAATTTCGTCCAAATGATCTAAAATTCCCTCGACAAGCGCGATAATGAGATTTGGAATCGCCGCTACAAGCTCCGGCAACGCTTTGATTAGCCCGTCCGCCAAGCTCAAAATCAAAGCAATGCTTGCTTCAATCAGTTTTGGCGCATTTACAATGATCGCAGTTACCAGATTCGCAATTATATCAGGGATAACCTCTATCAGCGTCGGAATCGCGTCCATGAACCCATCAACCAGTGCAAGAATGATTTCAAGTGCCGCATCGATAACGGCGCTCAAGTTGTCCGGGTCGGTTAGAATTCTTGCGATTTCCGCGATTGCCTCTGCTGCGGCGGGAATCAGCTGCGGGAGCGCGTCCGCGATGCCCTGTGCAAGCGATACAATGACATCAATGCCCGTCTGCACAATCTGCGGCAAAAGCGCAATCAGTGCCGGTACGAGCGTGTTGATAACCGTTGGTGCTACGTCCGCGATGACGGTTAATACTGCCGGGAGCGCGTTCATCAGCCCCGTTACAAGGCTTGTCGCGCCCTCAACGAGAGACGGCAGTACCGTGCCCAGAATCGCCGGTAACTGTTCGCTTACCGTTCCGATAAGGGACGTTGTCGCTTCGACGATACGCGGCAAAAGCTCCTGAATCCGAGGAATCAGATTGTTCCCTGCGATGACCACAGAATCCGTAAAGTTTCCTACCAAAACGCCTAAATCTTGGTCAGGGTCTGCCATGCCGGTCACAAGATTCTGCCATGCGGATTTCATCATACCGAACGAGCCCTGAATCGTGCTTGCCGCTTCCTCTGCCGTCGTGCCCGTGATGCCCATTTCCGTCTGCACCACGTGGATAGCATCTACGATGTCCGCATAGCTTGAAATATCGTACTTGATGCCGGAAATCTTCTCTGCGTCCGCAAGCAGCCGCTCCATTTCCGCCTGCGTTCCGCCGTAGCCGAGTTTTAAGTTGTCCAGCATTGTATAGTTCGATTTCGCAAAGCCTTGATAAGCATTTTGGATGGATGTCATGTCCGTGCCCATCTTGTTTGCGTTATCGGACATATCGGTAACTGCCAAGTTCGCCTTGTCCGCTGCCGCGCTTGTGTCTCCATCGAGAGATTGCAGCAGAGAGGCCGAGAAGCTCGTTACCGTCTCCATATATTCATTTGCGGACAGGCCAGCGGTCTTATATGCGTTGTTCGCATAATCCATAACCTGATCTTGGCTGTCCTTGAAAAGCGTTTCCACACCGCCCACAAGCTGTTCATAGTCAGCGTAAGCGGCAACCGCTTTTGTCCCAAGCGCTCCGATTGCAGTAGCGCCAGCTGCGACACCCGCAACAGCTACTTTCCCAGCCGTCGCAAGTCCGGATTTCAGTTTTTCCCCGAGTCCGGATGTTTTCTGCCCAACTTCATCAATGCCTTTATTCGCTTCGGTCGTATCCGCACCGATTTTTACAAAAAGTTCAAATAGATTCATGCTTCACCACCAGTCCGCACCGCTTAATAACCTCGGCGGTGATTTCTTCGCAGGTTCGGTTGTCCTGCGGCTTCGGGTCTATCAGGTCGGGATATTTCGCCTGAACAAAGCTGCCGCCCGCGAATTTCGCTGTGTTTTCCGTCATTGTGCGCAAACACTCCGTCGTATAAATGCGGAAGGCTGATTCCTCCTGCTGCCGCTTTACCAAAATCGGCAAAAGGCGAATCAGCCCTCCCACGCTTATCTTTGGAGCCGCCAGAAGCGCAAGCGTTACGCTTTCGCCTCCGACGCGCACGATTTGAAAAAATCCAGCATATCCTTGTCCTTGACAATCTCCTGAATCTGCCGCATGGTCTTGATAAGACTCTGCTTTTTGACCGTCTCAACAGTCGTTTCGTTGACCGCAGCCAGAATACCAAGCGTATCTTCCCGGTGCTTTTTCAGAATCAGGGGAATCCACTGGCCGATCTTCTGCGCGCCGATCGCGTACCGTTCTCCCGCCGTCTGCGGCTTCTCCGCGTCAATCTGTGCTTTCAGACTCTCCCGCAGCTCATCGTCAGTCAGGATGTTGAGCGCGTACACGCTGACCTCGCAAAGAACGTCAGCCGCCCTATCCGTGCTAAGTTCCGAAAATTTCATACTTTCTTCTCCTTACGTTTCAGCCGTACCTGCTTTGATATAAACCTCATACGGCACAACGTCCTGCTTCGACATCGAATAGTGCGCCGTGTACTCAAACGCCATCTGCCCCTTGTTTTTGTCCGCTGTTTTCAGCTGGAATCCGCCGGTCGACAGCGCGTTCATAAGACGAATAGCAATGAAGCCACCGTTTGTCGCACCGTTCTTGTCGGAATAATCACCCACAAGCCAGATGTCCGCAAAGTCAGCCGCCGAAAGATCGCGCCGAGGAACAACCTTCGTCGTATCCGTGCCGTCGATGTCAGCCGCCGCCATAAGAGATTTCGCGGAGGTGGTCGTAGCCGTTACGTATGTACCAGCAAGCTTCACTTCGACATCGTCCATCCGCTTCATTTCCATTGTGTTCTTGGGGCAATTGTCCACATCCGAGCCGTAGTCGGAATACGTCGGTGTCGCGGAAAATGTAACGCCGCCGGTAGTTGCGCCGATCTGGTTCTCCGGTTCAAACGTTCCGGTTGCAGGCGTAAATTCGCTCAAAACAACGCCAGCGTTGATTTGCAGCTGCTTAAACGTATCCGCCGGAATTTTTGTAAATTTCGCCATGAAATCAGTCCTTTCAGTTCGCGGTAATGTATTCGAGCGTTACGTTCAAATACCGCCGCTTGATGTATTTGTCGGAATCGTCCGCGATGTTCTGGCACCACGGCGTTCCGCGCTTAATCCAAATTGCTCCGCCGTCGCACGGAACGAACACGCCGCCCAATCCGATCGCGTCCGAAATTTCCTGCGCTTTGGCATTCGGTTCTGCTTCCTTTTCCGTGTAGTACCACAGATTCACCGTAAGCCCGATCTCTCCACTATCCCACGCGCCTGTAATAAGCTCATACGTGAGCCACGGGAAAACAGCATCGTCCGGCACGCTGGACGTCGAATAGGCTGTCAGGAACTGCGAAAACCATTCTTGTAGAGCCTGCCCTTTTGTCATGCCGGTAACGCCTTCTTTTCTGCCGTGAAATACTTGAGATCGAAGCTGGCCGAGCGTGGGGTTTTCTTTGCCATCGGCTCCGATGTTACACGGTACGTCTCGCCGGTCGTTTTATCCCGGAAGAAGTCGTTATACTCAATCGGAACGCTTTGCTGAACCAGAACCGAGTAAACGCTTGTAACGCCCTCTTTTTCGGCTCTTCTGGCCTCCATCGACGTATCAAGCGCCTGATAGTTGTAAAACTCCGCGCCTTCCGCCCACGTCGTGATATAGCCGCTCTCGCCGTCCGGCACGCGGCTTTTGTCCAAGAGGACACACGGTCTTGCAAAATCGTCAAGTAAGCTCATATCTTCCTCCATTGGTTCAGGCGCGACTTGAAAACAGACTGCCATGTTACCATTCCAGCGCCGGTTGCAGACCCGCTCGTCGTTTTCGAATAGCTGTACCCGCCGAAACTCTCCGAAGTGTACGGGCTCGCGGCGATGTCTCCGTTCTTTTCCTGCCACGCCTTGATTTCCTCTCCCAAGCAGAGAAGTGCGGGAGGAACAGACATCGGCCAGATAGAGCCGTCAAATGTCTCGTCTGCCATCGCGTAATCCGGGTATTGGTGAACTCCGTCGTTGAAAACAGAGCCCACCACACGGAAAAACTGTCCGTTTTGCAAAAACGGCAGTGTGATGCTGCCGTTTTCGACCGTGTACGTACCACTGATTCTGTCAGTTTCGAACCAGTTCCTAAGCACGCCACATAATTCAGTCAGCATCACACCGCCACCTCCATTACTTCGCCGTTACCGTCGCGTTGCCAGCCTTCTGCGCCTTGTAAGTCGCGTCAGCCTCAACGACTGTGATCTTCTTGCCCGTCGCTGCCGTGATATCGGACTTGCCGTCCCACGTCGACCACGTTCTGACATTCTGACCGTAGGTAACCGTCTCAGCCGACTCACCTACCTTGTACTTGTAGACGTTCCCGGACGTTTCCTTCGCCGGGTTGACTGTGATCTTCGTGTCTCCGGTTGCGGTTCCGGCTGCCGAAGTAACGGTCAGTGTGCCGAGCGAGGGGGTCTCGTCAACGTCAGCAACGGCAATGCCGTCCTGATACTCCGCGAACAGGGTCATACCCATGATCGCAAAGGACTCGGAGACCGCCGTGGAGTAGTTGCCCTGCACATGGAAGCCAACCAGGTTCGTTTCGCCATCAGTTCTGTAGTCAAGACCGGCACGGGCGAAATCGCTGTCAGCCGGGTCGATGTAGTACAGAACGATGTTCTCAACCGGAGTTGCAATGACACGACCGCGCTTGATTTCTTCGTCAGACAGCAGGAACACAGTGCTGTAGCCCATGAAGTTCTTGATGTACTGGAAGCCGAATTCAGTCTGGATGGTGATATCAGCGCCGCCGAGGTAGTCATACAAGTCCATGACGTTCACAAAGCCGACAACGTTTGTCGCGGTTCTGTGCATCTGCTTGAACTTGTTGATAACAGCGCCCTTCGCCATCGCAAGCGCACGCTGCCAGTTGGTTTCGCTGACGTTCAGAAGACCGGTATTCAGGTAGTCGTAGAACCGGTTCGTGACGTTGGTCTGAAGCTCATACAGGAAAGCTTCGTCGGTCATCGCGACTGCGACATCATAGCCGTATTCCTTGATTGCCTCGATAGAGACCGCCTTCGCGTACTTTTCGACGTTGATGTTCGCATAGTCCTTCTCAATGACCGTCGCTTTGGAGTAGGGAATCTCTTCTCCCTCGCCGACGCTCTGCGCGAGCGTCACGCTTGCGGTCTTGGATTTCAGGACGGTGCCCGGCTGCTTTTTGATGGGGCGCATAATGCCGAGAATGTCGCGCAGGTGCTGCCAGTTCCGCGCAAAGCGGGTTACAAAATCGATTTCACGAGCGGTTACCTGAACGTCGCTCGTCATGGTCAGGTTGTTTTTTGCTGCCATATTATTCTTCCTTTCCGAACAAGTTGAGATTTGCGGCAATTGCTGCCTGCCGTTCAGACGCATCCCTGATTTTGAAGATGTCGTCCCGGCTCATAGCGCCGCCGTTGTTTGCGGGCGGGTCTTTGGTGTCCGCGCCCTTCTGTTTCGTGGTAACAACGAAATCTGCCCACTCTTCCTCGATGGACTTCTTCAAATCATCGGCGTTCTTGATCTTGCCGTCTTCCAATTCAACCGAAGAAAGATCGGTGACCTTCAAAACCGAATCGATGCGCTTTTCGCTGATACCCGCAGACTTCAAAAGTTCCCGATACGCGGATTCCTTCGCGATTTTGGTTTCCTTCTGCATCTGCTCTCTTTTGTAGTCGTCAAATTCCTTTTTGACCTTGTCGTGCTTATCCTTCCAGCCATCGTCGCCTTTGGCTTTCAGGTTTTCCAACTCCGCCTGTGCTCCGGGGAGCTTTTCAGCGTCTGCCTTATACCGTGCGAGATCGCTTTTCAGCCCGTCTACGGTATCGGTGTGCGCCTCAATGATCGTGTCCATCTGCTCTTCCGTCAGCCCCATGCCCTTTAGGAGCTTCCTTGTTAATGCCATGTTCTATCTCCCTTTCCCTTGTCGGCGGTTCTTTGCCGCGACAGAACAAAAAAATGTGGCAACAGTCGTTTCTTCACTGTTACCACATTTATACCGCATATTTTAGGCTCTCTTACGCAAACTTTCAGCCATTTTTCAATTCATCCTCTACGATCTTCCGGTATTCGGATGCATGGTCAGCCGCTGCGGGCTTCAAATACGGCTGTGCTTTATTGCCCGCCGTCCAGTGCCAGTTCCCCTTTGCGTCCTGATACGCCCACGGCGTAGGTCTCCCGCTCGGATAATACTTTCCGGTTCCGAGTTCGACGTATGCGGCATATTCCGTGTCACTTCCAACGTATGCCGCTGGCTCTTCTTCATCTACACGGTGCGTGATGCTGTTCCTCAGATTTCCGGTATCGACCGGGCAAAGACGCTTTGCATACTTTTCAGCCGTCATGCCGATCTTTTCGAGGGCGCGAATCAGCGCGTCGTGCATAGCGGACTTCACTTCTTCGGAATTGTCGGTGAATTTAATATCCATCTACAAAACCTCATCCGTATTGTTTTTGTAGGTGTAACTCATTTCTTTTTCCGAATGTCACCCTTTGACCACTCAAACTTCTTTCTGTTTTTGGCACCCAAAAGTTTCTTGACATCTTCTTTTGTCAGATTATTGGTTTTCATATTCTGTATTCCTCCGTTTCGTCATACAATCCGTTTCTCTTCTGCCAAGCAATAACATCTTCTCTCGATGCAAACTCAATATCTTTCTTTTCAATACCAGTCCATTTCATTTTCACAACAATGTCATCACCAACATCCGAAACATCGGTAATTTCAAAAACAGATCCTCTTTGAAGCAGGAACTCCCATTCTTTATCGGCTGAGCCACTTAGCGGATTTATCCACGCACCTCTACCAGTTCCGGGCGGTACATCAATTTCCATAAAAACATTGCCACTTGCAACCTTTTTTTTCAAAACTGTCGTGGAAACAAATCC